CACCAAGGTAGTTACCGGACCCGACATCAAGATGTCCTATCTCCACATCCTGGAGCCGGCATCTATCAACGGATCCACCCCCAAGTACTCCGGCTCGTTCCTGATTCCGAAGAGCAGCCCGGATGTGGCGAAGATCAGGGCGGCCATCCAGGCTGCCTATGACGAGGGCCAGGCAAAGCTGAAGGGCAACGGGAAGACGGTGCCTCCTCTCGCTTCGCTCAAAACCCCTCTCCGCGACGGCGATGCCGAGCGCCCCGGAGATGAGGAGTACGCCGGCTACTACTTCGTGAATGCCAACAACACCACGAAGCCCGGCATTGTGGACCGGAATCTCAGCCCAATCCTCGACCCTGAGGAGATCTACTCGGGTATCTTCGGAAGGGTGTCGCTGAACTTCTATGCGTTCAATTCCAACGGGAATCGCGGAATCGCGTGCTCCCTGGCGAACGTAATGAAGTGCAAGGATGGCCCGCGACTCGGAGGTCATGCCTCTGCCGCCGATGACTTCGGTGGGCTGGAGGACGAGGACGATCCGTTGGCGTAAACGACCAATACACCCACAGTGCCCTCTATTCAGGGGGCATTGTGGGAATAAAGAAGGAGGCACTACATTGAAACAGATTCATCGTCCCACGCTAACCGAAGCTGACGCGCAGGCTTTGAATGAAGAGATAAGGACAAACGGTATCCGAGAGCTTATCGAACCTCATAGCTATGTCAAGGAGGCCCGGGAGTAATGGAAAAGGCGCTGTTTGATCTGGAAAAAAATACACGTTTTCAGAATGCGCTACCTCGTCATGCAGACGGAGAGTACACCATTCTGGAGGACGGCATAAAGCGTGATGGGACTCTTGATACAATCAAAACCTGGCACGGCATGATTGTTGATGGGTATACGCGATACGAGATCTGCCATAAGCATAAAATTCCCTTTGCCATTGAGGAGCTTGATTTCGCTAACGAAGACGAAGCCTATCTCTGGATCATCAAAAACCAGCTCGGGAGAAGGAATCTTCCACCTTTTGTGAAGTGTGAGCTGGTGCTTCCTCTGGAAGACCAAATGCGAGAAGAGGGAAAGAAGCGGCAAGGATGGCGATCCGACGGGCACGTTTTGACAAATTTGTCAAAAGGTGGAAGCTCAGTTAATACCCGAGCGAGGCTCTCCGAACTGTCCGGGCTGTCAGAAGGATGCATTAGAGAAGCCAAATGGCTCCACAACAACGCCGATCCGGATACACTGGATCAACTGCGCCAGGGGAAGATCAGCATTCATAAGGCCTACACTAACCTGAAAGGTACTGAACCCGTAAGCCCTATGCCCGGCTATGGTCTGGTAAAAGCTCCGGATCCGACTCCAGAAGGGGTAAACTTTCGTGCCCCTGACTCTGTGTACGATGAGCCACCGATAGAAGTGTACGGTTTGGCTCCAGCTGAGGATCTTGAGCGACGCGGCAAGACTGAAATGGTTCATGTCTCTTCAGATTTGAAGACCAATACTGACCGATTTGTTTATCGCGTCTCACAGATTTTGGAGTTTCTCAGCCCAGCAACCATCAACGAGGACAACATAGCAACGCTCAAAGACATCATCACTGAAGGTTACAACAACATCATGAAATTGATTGAAGAAAAAGGAGGATTTAACCATGACTAATTACATCGATGGAAACAACTATTTTGAGGGCTCCAACAAGAATGAGAAGTACATGTGGCTCAACAACAAGGATCTCCAGATTAGCCCGGAGATTCAGCGTATGCTTGATCATGCTCGCGCCGCGAAGATTGCTGCAAACTACAACCCGATGGTCGCAAACCCCGTAAAGGTTTCCTGCCGCAATGGCAAGTACTACATCATCGACAGCATGCACACCAGGGAAGCTCAGATTATTCTCAACGGCACTGATGACTTCCCCATTTTCTGTCGTGTGTTTTTCAACCTCACAATTGAGGAAGAAGCCCGGCTCTTCGCCCTTCAGTTCGGTTTCAGCGAGGCTGTCTCCATGGGGTATAGGCTCCGTGCCCTGGCTGTTGCCAAGGATCCGGATGTGCTCCGCTTCCTTGAGTTGACTGAACAGTGCGGATTCGCCATATCCCTGGGTACTCACAAACCCCAGAAAGGACGCATTACTGCCTATTGTACAGCTTTCAAGACGTTCATGTGGTTGGGGGACGAGCAGTACGTTCGCATGCTCCGCCTCATCCATATGATCTGGGCAGGAGAGCTGTGGTCTGTATCACGCAACATGATTCGGGGAATGTCCCGTTTCATGAAGATGTACGATTTCAGCGATTCGGCATTCATCAAAGCATTCCGGCATGTCTCCAGGGAAGACATTATTGCTGGGGCTGCTTCCTTCTCCAGCTATTCCGCAGAGGGAGCATTTGCTCAGGCTATTGCGGAGATGTTTGACGCGCGGTCGACCAGTACGCTGGGGCCGCTGTTGTAAGGACAAGTCCAGTGGAGGTTACCTATGAATAGTGAAAGGATCAAGAATGCTGTCTGTCAGCACAGCGACACGGAAATGAATATGCTCCGGGAGAACATTCGCGCGAATGGGGTCATTGACCCAATCGTATTGTGCCGGGGAACCATCATAGATGGGTATGCGCGGTACGGCATTGCAACCGCGCTTGGCATCCCGTTCAAGACGGTGGAAATTGACTTCGCCGACGAGGCAGAGGCGATCATCTGGCGCGTAAAGACGCACATCGGTCGAAGAAACCTTACAGCGTATCAGAAGTGTGAGATGGTGTTGCCGCTTGAGGCGGAACTGCGGAAAGAGGGCAAGCGAAGGCAAGGATGGAGGAGAGATTTGAACGGGCCGGTGAATCAGAAACCCTTCGAAACGGCGTCTATTCTTGCAGATATGGCAGGTGTTTCAACTGAAACTTTACGGCTAGTAAAGTACATAGCAGAACGGGGCGATCAGGAAACGATAAGGCGGGTGAGAAAAGGGGAGATTTCCATATACAGGGCTTACTGCTCATTACGGGAAAAACCCTTGAGGCCGCCAGAGGAGTCCGTAAGGCCAAAGAAGGTAGAGTTTCAGCCAATAAAGCAAGCTGTCGATGATCTGATTGTCAGGGTATCCGAAGGTGAAGCCAGCCCCAGGTCAATCATTTCAGAATTGCATCGGGTTTCGGATATGCTGACCCTGTTGTCATGAAGAGGCCGCTGATGGAGACATGCATCAACTACTGTGAACCAGGCTGGGCTTACATGTCCTCGAATGAACAGAGATGGAAAAATAAGCTCAGAAAGCTTGCGAGGGATTATCCAACGGACTGCATCATTATGAAGATGCCCGAGGATAATGGCGGCTTTATCTACGCAAAATTCCCCAAGCGATGGGTGAGGGTGAATCCACCTCGGAAAGTAAACCTTTCTCATGAGCAGAGAAGGGCGGTTTCGGATAGATTAAGACAGAGCCGGAATAAAACCGGGAGGTGAGCCATGAAGGACCTACACATTGATTTGGAAACCTTCTCCCCTGTGGATCTGAACAAGTCAGGAGTTTACCGCTATGCGGAGGCGACTGACTTTTCTATTCTCCTCGTCGGCATTTCCATAGACGATGGTCCCGTCCGCGTCTATGATCTGGCGCAGGGTGAGGAGTTGTCCCCAAATATCATAGAAGCTCTTCTGGATGATAGGGTGCTCAAGTTCGCTCATAACGCTGCTTTTGAACGTATTTGCCTCTCCCGCTTCCTGTGGGATTACCAGCTACTTCCCTATGGCCAATACCTTGCCCCTGTCTCCTGGCGTTGCACGATGGTGTGGAGCGCATACGCAGGGCTCCCCCTCTCCCTGAAGGATGTGGGGGAGGCCCTGGAACTATCAGAGGGGAAGATGGATGAGGGTAAAGGATTGATCAGGCTGTTCTGCCAGCCTTGTAAGCCCACAGCTATGAACGGCGGGAAGGAACGCATCATGCCATCCGATGCACCAGAAAAGTGGGATCTTTTCAAAGCCTACAACAAGCGCGACGTGGAGGTGGAGATGGAGATTGCCGGGAGGCTGGCCGCTGTCCCCGTTCCTGAGCAGGTGTGGACAGAATACCAGGACAGCGAACGGATCAACGACAGGGGGATTCTCATCGACATGGCTCTTGTCCAGAACGCTATCCGTCTCGACGCGCAGAGCCAGGAGCAATTGGTAGAGGGACTGAGAGAGCTCACTGATTTGGAAAATCCTCGATCCGTACAGCAAATGAAGGAGTGGTTACAGGAAAACGGCCTGACCCTGGACACCCTTGGGAAGAAGGAGGTTGCCGCGATTCTTCGCACAGCTCCCGAACCATTCCGAACCGTCCTGCGCCTCCGGCAAGAGGTCGCAAAGAGTAGCGTAAAGAAGTATGCCGCCATGGAAGCGGCAGCTTGCTCGGATGGTCGTCTCCGGGGCATGTTCATGTTCTATGGGGCGAGCAGGTCAGGGCGCTTCTCAGGGCGCATTGTACAGATCCAAAACCTCTTCCGGAACAGTCTGCCCGACCTGAGGGATGCCCGTGCTCTGGTCAAGGCAGGAGATTACGAGGCTATTGATGCGCTGTATGATTCTGTCCCGCAGGTGCTCGCTGAGGTGACCCGCACCGCGTTCATTCCTAAGCCCGGCTGCAAGTTCATCGTCTGCGACTACAGCGCCATCGAAGCGCGCGTCCTGGCGTGGGAAGCGGGGGAGCAATGGGTCCTGGATGCATTCGCAGAAGGGAAAGACATCTACTGCGAGACAGCAAGTCAGATGTTCCATGTTCCGGTTGTAAAGCACGGAATCAATGGTGAACTTCGACAACGTGGTAAACAAGCACTTTTGAGTTGCGGATACGGCGGATCAGTTGGAGCCTTGAAAGCCATGGGGGCCATAGAAGCAGGTATGAAGGAGGATGAGCTCCAACCCCTGGTGGACGCCTGGCGGACTGCCAATCCCAACATCGTCCGCTTCTGGTGGAAGGTGGATAGGGCCATCAAGGCCACCATCCAGGATCACCTGACCTACAAGGTC